CTGTAGTAAATCGAATGCCGTTACCTGGAATTAACGTAGAAATTACTGCGGTATTCGCTGTGATATTTACGCGCAAAAGCACGGTGCCGCCTGAGTCACCATCACGGAATACAATCTCGCCAGCAACTCCTCCAGATGCAAGTTGATACCCAGCTAAATTTGTTGCGCCAGCATAAATTGTCCCAGTAGCATCGGCATGCTTTGAGAACACATTTGTTAAAGTGCTCACCTTTATCTCCAGTTATGAAGCAGGGGCCGAAGCCCCCGCTATTTAACACGCGCCGCCGGCTCGCTTCTTTGCTTCTGGTGGCGATACAGTCACAGACTTTTCAGTCTCTGTCACTGAACCTTGGCCACGCAACTTGTCACGAAGCTTGTTGCCTAACTCTCTAAAGATGCTTACAGGGTTCATGGCATCTTCAAGTTCACGACTCGCTTTTGCAGCAGTCTCATGCGGATCTTTTACAGGCTTGACATTCTTTTTCAGCATATCACGCTCGTAATTGCTCACAGGACCTGCAGCGCCGCCATCGTTAAACTTGACTTTGCCACCCTTCTTAAACGTCCCTGACTGAATGTTGTTAGCGACTGGCTTTGACACAAAATGCTTGGGGTAGGCTACGGGTTTGCCTGAATCAACAAGCCCCCCCGTAGCGAAGTGCTTTTTTGGAGCACCGCCTTTCTTGTACCCGCCTGCATTGGGCCACCAGCGTTGCCCAACTTCACTTCGCCGGTTTTGGTTCCCGTAGGTCCGGGATGTGATGTTGAGACGTTATTCATCACGCCACCGCCCTTGGCATAGGCCATGCCACCCTTTTTGTAGCCGCCAGGCTTGCCCATCACAACTTCACCCGTCTTCTTGGGCGTGTGATCTTCACCTTGAGCCGTCGTCATTTTGGTTTTGACGTAACCCTTAGCGCCGCGCTCTGATTCTGCTACTGGAAGAATGCCGCTTTTCGGGACTGAACCGCCTTCTTTGAAGCCGCCCTGACCCATGACGACACCACCCGTCTTTAGGCCTTTGTGAGCCTTGGATGCTGCCTTCATTTCATGCTTTTGAAGCTTAGCCTTCACGCGTCCAATTTCCTCAGACTCGTTACGGATCTCCTTCTCAAGCTTGCCACCCTCCTTCATCATCGGGCGATTCATCATCGGACGAGCCATCATGGCTTTGCGGCGCATGGCCATCGAGGGACGTGCAGGTGCGCGGCCAGGCAAAACACCTTCGCCCATCTGCATACGGGTTGGTGCAGGTGCTGCTGACAATCCTGTCATCACACCACCATCCATCATTTTGTGTCCATGCTTTTTGCTATGCGACACATGACCACCTTTCTTCAGCTTTAACTCCACTGAAGGCTCGGTGGTATACATCTTCACCATCGGCTTAAACTGACCCATTTCTGTTCCTTTCAGATCCGACCCCGAAGGGCCAGATGCTCATTAGGTTGGGTTAACAGCGATGCCGCTTGTTGCAGCAACCACCGAAGCGCCATCAATGTA